TTGTTACAGGTGTTAAAACCGCTACTGCGATGAAACATTTATCAGAAAACAGAATTGAATATTTACTGATACTTTGTTTATCACATTTAATGGGATTCACCTCAATATTTATTGAAAAGGCTCAAGGAGTGTGCTACTGATGGCTTATAATTATGGAAAGACTTTCAAGAAGTCTGGAAAAACTTATCGATATCGATATACCGATAAGAAAAAAGCCACTAAAACCCTTCAAGTGAAAGCAAAGAAGGGATGGCGTAAAGCATGAGTAATGCTAGTTGTACTCGATGTGGATCTAGTATTCACTCGAGAGTTCCTATCGATACTTCAGATGGAATTGTTCAACATGTTATTTGTGTTGGATGTAGTTTTGAGTGGGTGGAATAATGAAATATGGAACACATGGGAATCTTACAGTCGATGCCTGGCGTCAGGATATATTTAGGGAAGTCAATATGACTCCTATTATTCATAGATCTGTTAAGACTACTGTTAAAGAAATTATCAGGAGAAAAGAATCGAAGATCTTGCCTACGATCGCAGGATTTGCTGCTGTTGGTACCGTTTATACTGCTGCTGCCGTTTTGGCTGTCGCAGACGGACCACTACCATTTGGTGATGCAATCGCTGTGGGACTTTTGGCTATACCAGATGCAGCAATTTATGCATTCGGGTATGAGTTGTTTGATTAAAGTTTAATATAGGTGGTGTATACAGGTTGTATACATGCAGAAGTTGTATTGGAGAGTGAAGCGAAACGGAAAGTGGACTTGGAAACCGGTAACATGTACTAAGATACATGCTTATCATTTGTCGGTTTGTTGTTGTGTCGAATGTTTAGACCCAACAGAATCGGGGTGTTCTGAATGAACGCTCAAACTGTTGAAGTTTTTCAATCTGTAAAAGTTTGTGACTTTTGCGCTCACGGATTCTATCTTGATTACAGGGGCGGATATTGTCGCTACTGTTGGCCAACTGATTGTATTTGTTGGTGATATTATGAAATGTCAATATTGTGGACATGATCTGAAGCATATTGGTAGTGGCTACTACCAGTGTACATTGAACTCTCTCAAGTATCCTTTGTCTGAAGAGAAGTACAATGAGTTTTTACAAGCGGGTCTTTGGCATCCCGCATGTTTACTATTACAGAAAATTAACTAATTTTGTAAGCATCTCGCCTTACATATTTTTAAACCGTCGTTGTCGGTGGAAGGCTTAACGAGATTGGAATCCGGGTGCATGCATCCTGAGGCCCGATGTTAATGGACAGCGTCGAAGAGTTGTTCATTGGGGTGCGCTACGGGGGGCAGTAAATTAATAGACCCCCTGTACTCCCCAAGTGTTATGGCTCGCCGAAGTTTCAAGAACAACACACGTTCATTACCACCTGCAGTAATGAGAATTAATTATCGAATTCCAGCAAATGCTACTGCAGTTTATGCGGATTTGTTTCAAAGTTTGAGCCAGGTCAATCGTAGATTTATGCGTCAAGGGTACAACTTGGCGATTGCTAACGTTAGAATTACAACTTTAGCAGCAGATTCTCCTGCAGCACCAACTACTGCTTATGTTAATTCGTTACCTCATACCTGGTCAACCGCTAATTCATGGGTGAAGGCTTTTTCAGCCTGGAAGCGTCAACAGGATGAGGCTATTGAAGACAGTGGATCAGAGAGTTCTGTTTCTGCATTTAGAGATTTTAAGATTCATGCAGATTCTGATCACGTCGCTACAGGATTTAGTAATAATTTACAACCTTGGACTTTAGGACCAGGTGTTACAGGTGTTTTGTCGGCTGGATTGATTACTACTTCCAATGCATTACCTTCGGGAAATTGGGATTCATCGCAGATAGTAATTCCAAATGCTGCTCCTGATGCTTCAGGAACTGTTAACCAACCTCTTGAATATGAACTTCATATGGTTGGTGCTACAACAGGTACTTCGAAGGGATTGATTGATGGATATCAGAACTCTCGTTCTTATCCTCAAAGCCCTGATCCAGTAACGCCAGTGATATCTGCTTGGGATAACTGGATGGGTAATATGTTTGATGTCGGTGGTGACCATTCAGATGTAGTTGATAATGCAACAGATCGTAATGATGAGTTACCTTATGACCAAACTGAATATCCTGGAGGACCTGCTAATTTAGTTGAATTAGAATGTCAAGGATATATCAATAATATGTCCACAGTTGGAGTTACTACTTTCAACACAGGACCATTTACTGCTCCATGTGGTTTGTTAAGATTTGATTTTAATGGACAAACTAGTGAGCAAACCGCAGGTGCTTACAACATAGTTACTGTTGAACTTGTCCCAGGTAAGCACCGCGGATATCTTGCTGAATCAATGGAGGAGTTCTGATGAACCCACCCGTTGAAACTGAAACTATTGTTACAGGTGTTAAAACCGCTACTGCGATGAAACATTTATCAGAAAACAGAATTGAATATTTACTGAT